TAGATTTAAAGCTAGACTAGAATCCCTTGGATTTCAAGTAATCTTCGATTCTTTTTGTACGCTCGTCAATGCGGGCTAGGGTCTCGGACCTCTCTTGGTTTTCCTTATTAATCATTTCAATCCGCGCATCCTGTTTAGCATCATTGGCTTGGATAGACCGCATCTGTTCTGGGAGAACAACCCACCCATTGAGGGCCGAAAACAAAGTAACCATCAGGGCGATGCCTGCAATCAACTCGCTCATCGTGAGCTTTACTCCTCGCTCCATCCCCCTACGTCTTGGTATTTCTTCTACGCTCATAGTGCTACACGTTAGTTGGGGTTAAAGTTGGGGCAGGCTCATCTCCATTAAGAGTAAAAAAATTAGCATTCCAAGGAAATTGAGTATCATCATTTGACTGATATGTAAAATCACCGAAATCAACATCTTCAATAAGCCAAACACCCCCGCTCCAAACTATTTGAGATGATCCTTTTTCATAGACTCCTTTTCCAGCCTGCTGTCCAGAAAGAACATATGTTCCATCTGATGATGCAGTTCCAGCACCTGAAACAATGACAGCGTTATAGTTGCCTAGAAGGTGATCGATAATTGAAGCCACTTGATAGCGCCAAGGCCAGTCAATATAGGTGGCTAGGTTTGCTGGGTTGGCCGTGTCTCCGCGATAGGCGGCGGCAATATGCCCCAAAGCTTGCTTTTCTCCCCAGTCGATAGTGCCCGCGCTCGACCCCGAAACAGCATTGTAGATATCACTCCACGCATACTGTTTAGGTGCATTGATATAGAATGCCTCATCTTTCGGTGCGCCTGCGGCTACGGCGATCTTGGCCCAGAGATAGCGTTCTGGGAGAGTGACGTAGTTGGATATCGGGCTTGGTGACGGAGATTCTATGACTGCTTCTGATCCACTAAAACCCCAATTTGTCACAAGCCAAGGATAGGCAACATCTTCACTGGATGAAAAAATGGTTCCAGATTCCAATTCTTCAATTGCCCACAAATCCCCATTCCATACAATAAAAGACTGACTATTACTTGTGTTCGTTCCATTTAAAAAATATGCAGCTTTTCCGTTTTCTTCTCCATTTCGGACATACAATCCATTGGCATTTGTCACATCCAAGCCCGAAACCAAAACATTAGAAGGAGCCTGAATTTCTCCAAGTTCTTCAACAAGCCACTTGGCAAGCATCATCCTTCGTGGCAGATCCGCCGCCGAAGCAAACACCGCATCTAAAGTAGGGAGAGCCATAGCCTATGGTCTCCGTCCTTTAAGCCATGCCCATAATGCGCTCACCCATGCCAGCCATAGGGGACACGCCAGCTTCCATTTCGTCAGCAGCCTCATCCTCCATCTCGTCTTCGTCTTCGGCTTCTTCAGCCGCGATCTCGACGCCAGCCAACATGGTGGGAACCAGCGAATCTCCGTCAACACGGAAGGTCACAAGTTCTTCAAAGGTGTCGCCATCAGCAACATCTTCAGGCAGGGTATAATCAGTCGGTATAGTTAGTTTCATAATAGTTATTCTCTCCTCATAGAGCTTGCCTTAGATTTTACTCTAAGGCAAGCCTTGATGAATAGAGACTAGCTATTACGCGAGGTAGCCGTAGCCCGAACCGCTGCTGCAAGCGACCAGATCATTGGCCAGATTGCAACGGAGATGCAAGATATAAAATCCGAACTCAGGGAAGATCTGCTTCGCCGCGCAAGCCATCTTGGCGCGCCAGTAACCAGAGTTCTTATCTGGATTACAATTTTTATCCCATTCGTTGACCCAGCGGAAATCTCCGCGATAGTTCTGCGCGTCATAGACGAGCTTGCCAACTTTGAGATTAGGATTCGGAACAAGCCACTCAACAGCCTTCGGATGGAAAACAACCGTGGAGGTGTATTTCGCAGCCTTGTAGGCGGGGTTGATGATGAACTTGGTTCCTTTGGTCGCACCAGTCGTGGAGACATAGGGGGCGACTTCCGTATAACCACCAGAACCGTTGTCGTTGAAACGTTTCGGGAACGGACGGCTATGGAACACGAATCCACCGTAAGCCTTCTTGGGCAACAGCGAGGAGCCGTTGGCACCAAGCAGATCGTTAACACGATCACTCCAACGGATATCCTGACGGACATCTTCGTTGAGTTTGATCAAGTTCTCAATCGTGGCGCGTTCGGCAAACACGTTGAACACAGGCGAACCGTCATCGGTCACCGCATCACCGTCATCACCAGCGTTGTTCTGGTAGAGACGATCATAGAGTTCGCGAAGGACGCCAATCGTAAGGACGGAGGTCGGGTTCGGCAACGAGCCAAACGAAGTGCCAGTTGATTCTGCAAGACCAGGTTCAACAGAAACCTTGGTAACAGCCTCGTAGTAATCGTTGTCGTAACGCTCAATCCACTCCTTGTTGACGTTGTCGGCCAAGATTTTGATGTAGTTGTTGACATCGTCAATCGGGAAAGCCGAAGTGCGAACGTCTTCCAAGCAGATCCAATCCGACTCAATGGCCTGATGGCGAAGCTTGAAGGTTTTCTGATCGAAGGCGTAGCCGACCTTCTTGACAGGAGCCAAGCAGGAGTTGGTTTCGCCGCCAACACCAGTGACACCAATATCTTCCCAACCGCTGCCAGTGGCAACCGTGCGCTGGGCGATGGTGTTGGTGATAACCGCACCCATGTTATCGGGGAAAGCCGACTGAGTGACGAAACGGAGGTAGGGATCTTTATAAAGACCCAAACGATGGGTGCCAAGAGCAATACGACCTACCTCGCGTTGGAAGTTGTCGTTGATGCTCTCACAGCTAGTAGCAACTTGTGCTGACATATTAGTAATTTCTTTCTATTTTAAGTTTAAATTATGTTTCGGGGTTTGACCCTGAAACGGGGTTAAGTTCCACGCCGCGATGGAGAGTTTAACGGCAAACTTGATTTGAAGAAGGCTATTACTTGCCAGCGAAGTGCTTGCGACCAACCCAAGCTATAAGTCTTATTTTGCGAACTTAATACAGATTCTACCTTTTGTCAATAGTAGAATTTACAATAAGTGACCAGCCATTGTGTTGCTTGTATTTTCCAGAAAAAACATTAAACATCCCAGAAGAGTTTACACCCTTTTGTCTGCAAAACTCCGAAAGATTGAAATTGTTTCTGCATTCCTCGCCAGTGTGGATATTATAGACATCGGGGAATGACCGCGCATTAGAATCCCCTATTTTTCTTTTTGTGCTTTCACTTCTTAGGCGAAGAGCCGATGCAATTCCAATTCTTTTTTTAGCCTCTTCCGTATGCTTTCTTCCTAATCCAGCAAGACTCATTTTTAATCTTGTCTCTTTTGATACCACTCTGCCATTGTGTGCCGCGCTAACTTTGGCCTTCCACTCCTCTGTCTTGGGTTTCCCGTAGTTGTGGTTGCGGGCACCCAGCTTCTTTTGCCTCATCTTTTCTCTGATTTCGGGGTTCGGGCGTCCGCTGTTGCCCCCCTCTTTTAGATTGTAATTATCTTTCCGCGCACAGAATTCGGGCGTAACCGCCATCATTTCCAAGACATTCAAAGCCTTTTCGTTTCGGGCGAACAAGAGGATTTCCTTCTTAAACCTATCCCTTCCGTATTTCTTGATGGCGGATTTTAAGGCTTTCCCGCTGCCCAAGTAGCCATCTTCCAGATCATCAGTGATGTGCTGGCCGATGTAAGTCCTTCCATTTACGAGGTTTGTGACCTCGTAGAGGTAGTAGTAGACTTTGGTTTTGGGGTTGCTCACCGCCCCTTGAAGAGCGTCTTACCGAAGTTCATCAGGCTATCAACGTCTTCATCATCGCCAGAGTCTGATTCGGTTTCGGTGGCCTTACCCAAGCTGGGGGTGGCTCCGACCAAGCCTTCTAGCTGAGTTTGAAGTTCTTTGATCTTGGCGTCTTTTTCGGAACTTACCTTCTCCATCTGAGCGGTATAGTGGTTGATTGCCGACTCAAGGAAGGGGACTACAGCAGCCCGTGCGAGGATGGCGCTTCGGTCTTCGACGCTCAAGCGATCCAGATTGGTCTCTGCGGCGTTCTTTTTGGCACTACGGATATGGCTATTCCAGTCATCCTGCCCGTCGATTTCTTGGAGGAAAGAATAGCGATCTTCCAGATTTGTCCAAGTTTTGGCCGTGAACGCCTTCTGGAGCCTTTGATCGTTCTCAATAAACTCCTGTTCGGATTGGGCCTTGCGGGCGTTTTCGGCCTCTGAAAGGGATTCTGCCTCCTTCTGAAACCGCTCATGGTATTGGGCCAACTCATGGTATTTATCGGCCATCTTGACGATAGATAACTGCTCCATACGCTTGAAGTCAGTCGTGAGGTCTTCCAGTGAGTCGATACGTTTGCGAGCGTCTGGTTCGGTCAAGGCTTGCCAGAGTTTGGAGAAGTCTGCGTCATTGGCTTCTGCGATAGCCTTCAAATCGCCCTGAAGGCCACTGAGGGGCTTTTTGATGGTTTCGACGTATTCGGGGCTTCTCTCAAAGTTGGCGGTTTTTAGCTCGCGATTAAGCTCTGCCATGCGGGTTTTGTAGCTCTCAAGCTCTTCTTGGAGAGTCTTGACTGTTTCTCCCTCATACTTGCCCACCTTCTCTTTGGTGGCGTCCAATTCGGCCTTCAAGCGATCCCGCTCCTCGCGGGCTTTTTTCATTTCGCTTTTGATCTCTTTCCAGCTTGAGACCCCCTTCTCGGAATCGTCACCTTCAGGTTTATCGGAGATGGGCTTATCGGCAAAGTGGGGGTTAAGCGGGAGGTCATCGTCGTCTTTTGCTTCTGTCTGCTCGTTAGCATCCTTAGACGATACTTCCTTGGTAATATCTGCAACCTTCTTCTCTACCTCTTCCTTGGTGGCTTTGGATTTGGTTTCCGCTTTAACGGGAGCTTTTTTCTCCGTTTTGGGAGTTTCCTCTTTCGGGGTTTCGGCTGCTGGCTTTGGCTCTTCTTGCTGGGTTTCGGGCGCGGCGGTTTCATTGGGTTGAACTTCGGGGGCGGGTTCTGCGTTGGCCCCTCCAAAAATGGTTCCAGCGAAGTCTGCGTCACCCGTAAGGGCGGAATTAAGGATATTAGCCATAAGTTATATTAGTTTGTTTCTTCTGAAGTTATATGGGAGAAAGGTTCTGGCAAGTCAAATTTGGGTTTATTTACCTGTCCATAACCCAAAGTTTCAATGAGGTCCATAACCTCTTGACTGCCCTCATAAAAACCCGCGCTCTTAATAAACACTGGCGACAGATCGAACCCTTGAGCGACAGGGCTACCGCTCCGTTTCGGGCGAACCCGTTTGGAGATAAATTTAAGCCCCTTTTGCATATGAGGCATCGCCCAAGTTTTGGCCCATTCACGGGCATCCTGATCTGTCCACTCCATTAATAAGATCTAACTATACGCAGATTATAACTTTGTCTAGTATAAATTATGCTGTTGTAGCCATCGGGGGTCGGCCTGCGGGTCTGGCTGTTTTCTCAAGAATGGAACTGCGGGTTTTAAGATCATTAAGAGCCATTTGTTGACGAATGGTCTCCATTTTCTGCTGGTGCGTCTCTTGGTTCATCATGCGCTTTTCCTGCATCTCAGCCAGTTTCAACTGGGCCTTCTGGAGTTCCATTTCGGATCGGGGATCAATCTGTCCTTGCGGGGCTTCCTGCATGGCTTGCTCTTGTGCTTGGCTCTGTTGAGCCATCATGCGGTTGATTACCTGTTGTTCTAGCTCATCGATGTAAGCGGTGAGGTTTTGGAGTTGGCGCTTAAGTTCGCGGACTTCTTGCGCCCGATAGCTATTGTTGGAGAAGAAGACGAGGTGTTCGGTTACATGGTCAGCAGCGGGACGAAGGATCTGCATCGCTTGCTCATCAGCCATTTGTTGCTGCCTATGGGCTTCAATGATCTCGGCAATCATCGGGATATGGGCCTCAATATGCACAGCATGATTCTGGCTATCGTGAACCATCTGAGGAATGCCCTGACGGAGGTTGCCGTTTTCCAGATTGGCGATGTCAAAGTCCACCACACGGCGCGGGCCTTTGTCGGAAACGAATAAATTAACTTTCTGCCAACCCACACCAGAGATACCAGCGATAACGGAACGCAGGGTGTTTTCCTTGCCCTTCTCGTCCATGAGAGAGTAGAGTTCCATTAGCTGCTTGCTGGCCATCTCCGTCATCACGGGGCTTCCGTCACCCATAGCGCGGAATGCCGTGACCTTAAGAAACTGACGCATGCGCTCAATAGAAACCCCTCGACGCGCACAGCGGCGGCGGAATTCAAGGGCGAGTTGCCCACCCTTGTCGTTGGCTGTAAGCAGGGGATTGACCGCCCTGCGGTATTGTTCGGTCAAAAGCTTGTTGTAAGGAGTATAGAAAAGTTCCAGTGCTGCGGCGTTGAGCGTGGATTCTTGGCGGGCTTGCTGGACAACCTCTGTCGCAGAGCGAGCTTGGCCGTCTGGAGTAGCCTGACGCGAACGATAGCTGCCCGTGTTGTTCTGCAACACTTGGCTCATCAGATTGTAAACAGGAAGACCCTGAGTGGCAATCGACGGAGGTTGTAGTTGAATCGGGGTCAGTCCGCTAGGAATGAACGTGTAAGGCCCGACCTCAATATATTGGAAGTCTTGGATGGCTTCGGCGTCACCCTGCAATTGTATGAGTCCCGCCGTAATGGCGGCTTGGGCTGATTGGCAAAGGACGCGATTAGAAATCTGGATCTGGTTGTAGATCTTCTGCTTGAGTCCACGAATCGTGTGGAATGTCCCCTGTCCGACTCCATAGGTAAAGATAACAAAGCACTGGTTCACGTTGCCATAGCGGGAATACCGCTCGTAGAGGAAGTCCGAAGAGTCGCGGGAGCCGATAAGTTGGGTGAACTTGCCATCGAATTCGCGGTTGTAGCCATAGATTAGCTGGGCGCGGTGATAGGCCGATTCTCCAGCATAGAGGTCGTTTTCCTTGATTTCGCGCTCAAAGTCTTCCCAATGGGCAGTGTAATTTTTCCACTGGTCGCGCTTGGTCGAAGCTTTCCAGATAGCCTGTTTAACGGCATTGAGATTCCAGCCCAGTTCTTTAGCGGCTTTAGGATTGCGGATATATCGATATAGTTCACTCACGCTCATGGAGCGTTGGACGATAGCTACTTCAATAGACTCATCTGATACTTTGGTATCACGGGCTACCTTGAAGTCCTTGAGTCCACAGGGTTCCCAGAAGATCGATCTTTCGTCGGGCCACATGGCCACCCCAACCCCGTCACCCACAAACTCGCGGGAAAGAAGTTGCATATTGTAGGCATGGTCGCTCCACTCCTTGAGCATCCAGTCAAACTCTTCAGAGATAATCTCGGAGTCCTCGTTAGAATCCCCCTGATAGGATTCCATGATGACGTTGGCGATGCGCGGCACCCCGTTCTGGAGTTCGATATACGGGGCCAAGGCGGCTTCCATGATGGCATTGGCCTCTCCGAAGTTGGCATTAACCACATGGGTTAGCCCCTTACTCTTTAGTTCTTCGGCATCGTAAGGAGCCTCGCCATTGACCAAGGCTTGCGCCCGCGCCCGAAGATACGCCGCATCCTCATCTTGTTCGATATACTTGTTGGCGATTGCTACAAGGCTATCGGATGATTTGATGCGCTTTTTCGGGGGACTCCCACTCTCTGGTAGATTTTCCAGTTCTGAATTGCCTGTTGCCATTAAATTAATAGTTTAAATTGGTTGTAATGTTAAGTCAATTAGATTGCAATTGACTTGATGCTTCTTGCGAAGCTGCTTGGTAGGTTGCAGAAGGGGTGGGCCAATCGCTACGAGGAGATGGATCGGCTGACGATGCCAGAAGAATTCCCTCAAGCCATGTTTTCATTGTGGACATGGCAGGGCCAAGGGCTTGTCCGCTAGTTATAACGGCCACCTCAAGACGCTGAAGACCGATGATCTGGGGGCTCGTCAGAAAACGCGCCGTCCACTGTTCGGCAGTATAGGCGCGGTTTGTCACCGACCAAGTGTGCGTCACGGTTTGTGCTTCGACATCCACGGAATCCGATTGGGTGAGGATTTGAGTTTCAAAGTTGTAGGCAGGCATCTCGCCTGCAATCACATTCATCTCCAGAAGATCTGGAGCGAGCCCAACGATTGGCTCGTCATCAATGCGGGGCCAAGGCAGGACAGTTTCGTTAATAGTGTCGTAGAGGAGTTTCATAATGTTAGTCTGCGTATATCGTCAAATCAGTCACGCCAGGTGCAGTATTGCCAGTTTGCCACATTGCAAACGTGATCAAAGTGTTTGCAGGAAAGTTGCTGGTAACCAACGAGACAGTGCGAGTATTTGCATCAAAGGGAGATGTGTAAACAGCGACGAAATTGTTAAGCGGATTATACGGACCCTCGTAGAAAGCGGCACCCATAGTGTAAGGATACCCGTTCAACGATCCAATCGTCCAAGTCGCTGTGAGAGTTCGTTGTATCGGCAGTGCCGACACTTCCTGATAAAGCGGCTGAAACTTTGTAGTTACATCTACGGTGCCTTCTGTGACAGAAAGTGTATTTAGGTTGGCGTAATATTTACCTTCAAGCAGCAGCACGGAATATCCTGCATTGGCAATATTAGATTCAGTTGACCACATAGGCGGAACACCGTTATACCATCCACCTCCAGTAACCCCCATTCCAGAGACATTACTAAAGTCTCCGTTCTGGATTAGGTTGGTTCTCTGAAACCGATACGAGTCAATGATAAGGCTCATGCCCGTGTTCCGATGAGAACGATCTTCAGCCCACTGCCCGCGATGGTTGAGCCGATCTGGTCGATGTCGATGGTGATTTCGGCGTCATCCGCGATGGCCGAATCCGAAATGACGGCGGCGGATGCGGCAGTGGTGGAGGTTTTCTCCGAGGCGTCGATGGAAAGTTTGGTCGAGAGGATGGTGGATCCGCCCTCGTTAATGTCCACGATGAGCGTGGAGCCTGTCGGCGCGGTATTGACCGAGGCGCGGACGGCGGTGAGCGTGAAAGCGTAAGGGGCGCGGAAGGTAACTTTGGCCGTGCCTGTGGTGAGGTTCGTAGATTCGTCGGAGCAGGCGATTACAAACTCAATGGGAGGAAATGGAGAAATTTCCGTGTAGACAGAACCAGTGCCACTCCACGCATAGATTTTCCGTGTGTCTTGAGCGATATATACTCGCTGAAAATTACCAGTGAGTGCTTGGATCGCTGTCAGATTGGCGGCTGAGACGAATGTCTCCAACGCCGTTCTTTGCGCTTGAACCGTTGCGGCAGTGAGCAAGGCGCGGCCTGCGGTGGTTGAGTCGGAGATTGCAGTAGCGGGGTGGGTGTGCGAAGTGGGTGTTCTAGCATCACTCAATCTTGCGTCATCTCCTTCCGCATAGGTGCCTGCGGTAGTGCCAGCTACTACTGGTAATGGGTAATATGCGGAGAGGGATGCCATTTCTATTTAGTATATCTGGATTCGGGGTTGCAGGCGACTATTATGTTTCGGGGTTCGGGCTGGCGAGATCGGTAACAGCCTCCGCACTTGCCTCCGCAAAGGTCGCCTGCGGCTGGCCGAAAGACTCCTGTGGTGCGGGTGTCGGGGATGCGGTTGCGGTCTTCATCGTCATGGCACAGGCGAAAGCGCATCCGCCAACTGCTGCCCCGTAGAGTCCAACGTGGCCGCATTTTTAAGCCGCGCCCCGATGCTTCCAGAAGTAGTCATCCCGCTGGTCAAAGCATCCCACACAGCGGCAGGCGTGAGGACGGCGGTGCCTGTGGTGTTGTCTGTGGCAATTCCGACAGCCACTTGGGACGGAAGCGGCACGGCAAGTGTTCCGACGAGGTTGCCGTTGTTGAAGGATGTGCCAGAGCGAACATTGCCCACGGCTGGAAAGTTGGCCGATGCGGCTTGGTCAACCAGCGTCTTTTTGGTCGAAGACAAGCGATGAACGAGGCAGACGTTGGTCGTTTGGTCGGGGCAACTGACGGCTCCCGTCACGGGCGCTTGACCGAGTGCGCCAAACTCAAATTCTTCGACGCGGGTTTGCGAGCCTACGTTGGCGCTTTCGACGCCTGCGCGGGACACCATTCCCGTGGCTCCGATT